GTCGAGACTGGTCGTAAATCGTGATAGCGTCTGAGAGACCTGAAGTAGAGGATCGTATCCACTTTGATAAGTCGTTAGCAGAAACGTCTCCAAAACGGTCTGTGCCTACCAGAGACTCGATTACACCGTCTCTCTTCATGTAGACTACGTCATTACCTATAGAGCGCATAGTCTCTGTACCAGCCGCAGCAGAGGCCGTATAAAAGGGTGTCCATGCAAAATCATTCGCATCCACGCCTGTTAGCTTCCACAATCTCCCGCCTTCGGTTGAAATGATTAAGATGTTCTGAAATAGCTCAACCCCGTTTATCGGCAGAAGGTCAGGGGTCGTCATAAAGAACGCCTCTGTCCCTGTGGCAAAAGTACCCGTAGAAGCTCTTTCAGTCGTATCGTAAGAAGTAGGGTTTTCAAAGGCTGACCCCACCATTAAATGAGGGGTATCGGTACTAGCCGTGACGTTAAAGAGCCACATCCTGCCTAAATGCACTACTCCATACTTAGCGTAAAGGTCTACAGGCTCAATCCCTGTTGTTAGGGTAGAAAGCGTTGACCCGTCCCACTTCTTAACCACTGTTGCTTTGGCAATATCGGTTATTATCGTATATTCATCTAAAGACCAGAAAGTTCCTCTTAATTTGGAGTTTGACGCTACCGACCCTTTTGAGGTGAATGAAGCTGCGCCATCCCAGTCGTAGACCGTATCGCCAGCCTGGATTATGGTAGTTTCTGTGCCATCATTTTTGATTAATTGAACAATACCCCGAATATCAGAAGCATTCGTAGCTGTACCCATAGAATCAAAAGGTTTTCTGGGTCTGAAAGAGGTTTGGTTAAACCCTAATTCAGAATTGAATCCTTCAATACATTCTTCAGGAGCGACGAGGGCCATGTCTTGTTCATTTAAGCCGCCTGAAAAGACAAGCGTTGCCATTAACCATATCTCCGACCATATCCGGCGGAAGGGTTTGTAGGGGTCATCAGGGAAAGCAAAGCGGCCATCGAGTCAGAATACTCGGCATCCTCAGACATTCTCTGCACCTGTAGGGAATTTTCCATCATCTTGAACCGTCTTGCAGCACAAGAAACAAAGGTCTGAGCCTCTTCCTCGTTATGGAAAGGAAGCGTGTCGTTATATGCAGTAACAGAAACACTCTTCTCGTAATCATAAGAAAGACTGCGCCCGTTATAGCTAGATTGTGGGACTGAGTAAAAGGCTACTCTCTTTGTAGTCGTAGCATCCCAATACCATGCCCACGGGCCGCCTTTAGTTGTTTGATATTGGTAGTCCTGATCTCTTAAAGCATCCTCACCACCTGTATATTCATAAATTCTTACATTATCAACAGAGTCGTAAAAAGAAGGTTTCTTACCGTAGAAACGGACAAAATCACTCTCTAAAGCATACGTTCTCGTACTTGTTACAAGAGCGATCGTAGCAGAGGCTTTTTCGTAAGGAATAAGCTTATCAGCGATTAAAATGTTTAATTCGCTTTGAATAGCAATTTGAGCTAATTCAGAATCAGCAGCGTGTTGGGTATCTGTAAAGTCGGCCATTGAGTCATCGTCACCGCCGATAATTTGGTTGATGCGAAGAAGCCGGTTAACGCCAGTAACAAAGTCGATGATACACCCCCCATTAAATTAGTAAGAAAGGGGGCTTTCGCCCCCCTCCCTCTCAGCTAACTCAGTTCAAATCTGAGGCTAAAGTAACAACTTTTACGATCCAATTATCGTTCAAGATTTTCGTACCATGCCATGCTTTCCACGCGATAGACCCTACCTCGTTGAACATATCAGCAACACCGCTAGAGCCGGGTTGATGAACAATCAGTTCAACTGTAGGCAGTTTGTCGCCCATCATGTAGATTTCCTTGGACTGCCGTTCGCCAAGACCTACCGTACCTACTGCTTCACGCCCGTATATGTAAGAACTATACAAGTCATTTGCAGCCACAGAAGCTCCCCGGAAGGAGTCTGAGGTAGAAGTAGTACCGCCGCCCGTTTCAATGGGAGCGATCTCGGTAGAACACCAGCGAACACCTTTGACAGTACCAAACTCACCCGTGAAGGTTTGCGTGTAGCCACCATACTGCTCAATACCGATAAAGCCGGTAAGCTCACGAATGTCCTCTTCAACATCAGAGTGGCAAATACCCATATATGAAGCTCGGATAGGTTGTGAGTTGTAGTTGGTGCTACCAGTACCTTGTGTAAAAGTCTTCATGGCAGACTGTCGATTTAGCTGATTTACAGCGTACTTAATATCAACCGCTTTCATCTCTGCAATAGTGGCAGAGTCAGTCGCAGCACCAGAAGCGAATCGAACCACCGTTGCATTACCAAACTCGGTAGCAGCAAACAAGTTCAATGATTCACCAGCATTAGCGCCAAGAGTATCCATCAGTGCCATTGTGTTGGAGTTGACGTTAAACAGGTCAATTTCCTCAGTGGTTATGATGGCATTACCCGTTTTAGCCATTGCTTTGGTAATATCGGTGATGGTTGGTTTAACAGTAGATCGACCTGCACCAAAGGCCAGAGGGCCATTTTCGGTTAATTCAGATAGATTTGCTGTTATTGGGGCAAGGTTCTCAATACGCCGCCATTTTACTGACAAAGAACCCTGTCGTTTTTCAAGCGACCCCGGAAGCGTCTCATTAAAATAAGGACACACTTTCTTGGCCGCACTCAATAGACCCCGCATCAACACATAGTTGACCGGAGCCTGTACGGTACTCGTTAAGTTACTAACATTTAAAGCCATGTTAACCTCTCATTTGATTCTGCCACTTCGCGTCGAAATCAGCCTGGGATAAACCATCCCATTCACTGTTAGTATCCGACTGTGACGTTTTAGCCATAGTCTGTAGAGACTTCTTGGCGGCTAGCTGGTTTTCAGTTAATTGAGAGTCTTGCTTAATGGCAAACTTTGAAGAGTATTTGTCAGCAACAACATCAAGCGCCTTATCAAAGGCAGCCTTGTTCTGACCGCGATTATCCCAAATCTTCTTAAAAGCGGGATTTTTATCGTACTCCATTCTCAAAGCGACTTCTGCCATATCAGGATCAACTCCCAACTTCTCATTTACCTTGGCTACCGCACTACTAACATCAGCATCAGCCTTCTGTTGGGCGGCCTGATCCTCGTAACCCTTAACTTGACTAGCCAAATTCTCAACAGTCGTGTTTAGGGCATTAAGGCTATCAGCCTGCTGACGGTTATACTGATTAAAAGCGTCAGGGTCAGAAATTGGATCAGGACTCCAGTTTTGCTGTTGTGCCTGTTCCGGTTGTGCTTGAAAGTTATTTACCTGCTCCTCAACATTAAACTCTTGGGAAATAGTTTCCAAGGTTTCTGGGGCGGCTTCTACAGTCTCAGTTGGCTCTACGCTCTCACTGGCTTCATCACTCATCGTGAACTCCTATTTTAAGTAAACTTGTTAAAATATCAAATCCTTCCTGTCTGGAGGATTCATGCTTCCATTTCTCCGTATTATCACTACCCGGAGTATAGCTTGGAATTATTGGTCTTAAAGATAAAATCTGTTCTTCCATATCTTCCCATAAGGGATAAGACTTCATGTGAAGTAGAAAATTATTCATTATCTCTTATCGCCTTTTTAATCTCTGCAACCCTTTCGGACATTGGGCGGTTAGATTTCTCCATTAATGCCTTCAAATCACTGTCTGTCTTGGAGAATCGTTTTTCGACACTATCTTCCATTTCTTTAGCTCTACTGGAAAGAGTTTCGCTTTGTTCTTCCATAACGTCCTGAATCTCAGCAACGGCTTTAATAATTTCCCTTATTGTTACTTGAGAATCCTCTGATTCGGAATCGCTCTTTGCTTGAGCCTCAATAATCTTAAGATTAGAGTCTAAAATATCCAGTTTGGCCTGTAGCTCTGCCTTGTCCTCAGATAATGCGGCCTGCATCTCTGTCTTGATTCTTGTCTCTTCAATTCTTGCACCATTAACCGCCTGTTGGATGTTAAGTTTCTTCTCCAGCTCAAAGTTTTCCTGCTCCAACTGAGAAATAGCCCCTTGGGCCTCTTCCTGTATCTGCTGAACAATAGCGTTAACTTCATTACCTTCATTAATTTTCAGGAATTGCTCAGGATTTTTAACCCCAGAATCCATAAAAGCCTGCTTAAGTATAGCTTCAGGATCTAGTAGCGGCCTAAACAGGTCGCTTCCTGCTGCCATCGTAGTAACACTTAACATCTTTTGCGCTCTTTCTTCTTCTCCCAAAATGCCCTTAGATCCAACTACGTCAAAATGAACATTCTGCGGAAGCTCTTTCTTGGTCATCCACATAAAGTCTTTTGCGCCCATCTCAGGGTTATAATAGGAATACTTCTGTAACCCAGTCTTATTGAATTCATGCTGCATATACAAAAATGTCTTTAAAGAGAAATCCAGCTTATCCACGAAGTCTACAACCCTCACCTCACCTCTTTGGGCTTGATGCCTTGTAGCGGTGGCAGAGCGCTCTACAGGCTGTCCTCCTCCGGCTCTAGCAGCGTCTACAGAGGTAGACTGACGTACTTGGTCAAGTATGAACGAAAGCGCGGCAAGGGCTACGTCTGGGTCTCCAGTGGCAATCTCTTTAAAGTTAGCTAAGCCTTTGGTGGGCGTTTTAACTCCCGGAGCGATAATTGGCCCGCCATTTAAGACGAAATTAGGATCATTTCCTTCATAGACAATCGCGGGTTCTACGTGCAAATCGACAGAATCCAGTGTCTTATTGGCTAGTTTAGAAGCCATTTTATGCAAGGGAGCTGTTTTTATTAGGGGAGACGTATAGTAAGGGTCTCTTACGTCCATCCTCTCGTATCCATTATAAATCACTCTTGGATAGGGTAGTTTCGCGGGAGAGAAGTAAACAAACGTCCCGTTAGCAAGTATGACTTCGGAGTTAGGTAGGAGAATATCACCGTCATTTCTGGAGATGGTTATATCTCCAAAATACTTGACCATTTCTATATCTTGGGTCTCAATATCCTTATTATTATTGGTTCTTTTCTTAACTTTGGGTATTTGAGATGGCATCCAGCCTCCGCCCTTCTTCTCTTTTAGAAGATAAAGCGGAAGGTACTCTTTAATAATCATTGACCCGTTGTAGAACGTATTAGTCCCCAATGTAGAAGGAGAGGGGTCGGGATAACAGTTCCACATTGAATGAGGCTTCCAAACTGGAGACTTTGTAGACTGAACGCCTGTACCTTCGTGGATTTTTAGGGTGGTTTCCTCATCTACCTCAACTACAAACCCCCCATGATGGAGGGCTTCATGGACTGAAAGGTTCAACCGCTCCTTAAACCCGAAATCGGCATGTTGCTGAGACATAAACGCTCTTGTAGCATTGTCTAAAGGGCGATCTTCTTCTTGCTCTATATCGGAGTGGACTTCAAACCACATCCTATTATTGGGAAACAGGAGCCTCATGGTATCAGCAGTAACTATTTCAGAAGCTCTGGCTAGTTCCCCTAACTCAATGACATTATGCCAATCTCCGGTGTCTTTCTTGTCTTTCTTCATTGCCTCCACGGGAATCATGGCAACTTGGCGATCTACTTCTGCCCATATCCTTTCGTGCTGCTTACGGAAGGTGTCATTTTCCCTCGACTTTAGACAGGTGGTGACGAATTCGGCCACTTTATCCCAGTCTTTCTGAGTAATACGGCGCTTTTTGACCTGTTTTGTGCCTTCTGTTGATTCTGCCATTTCTACCAGTTCCCTAAGCCCTGTGGAGTATGTTGTTTAATCTGTCTCATCACTTTAACTTCAGCATGTCTTCGTGCCATTACCGCATATCGAATAGCAGACATCATATCATCATTAAACGGTACTATTTTCCCATCCTTACGGTGGTACATGCCCAATTCTTCCCAAAACATCGTAACCGAGGAAAAGACCTTAAATCGGCCTGTTTCCATCATTTCCAGCATTTCCATAATGCCAGACTCAACAGACTGAGAACCTTTGCCTTCCTGCTCTCCAAGACCGGGGGGATTGGTAAAATAGGTATGATGCATCTTCACCCCCAATTCACGGTATCTGTCAGCTAAAGGTTTGCCTGAACCTTTCTCAGTCTGAAGACCATCTTTCGGCCAGCTTACTGGAATCCAGTCACCCTTTCTTTTAATCGCCTCCGCGTGCATCGGGGGTAGAGTACGTTGTTCTTTGTACCCATCATAGATCACAACTGAGTCTGCTTCCCTGTCCCATGCAATAAAAGCACAGGCAAAGGGATGATCCCAGCCGAAGTCTATACCGTTTATTCTAGGCCAATGTGCAGGAATTTCAAATGGTTCAACTTCAATTGTTTCACGTGGAACAGAAAAGACTAATCCAGACCCCATTAAAGGTTCGCCTTTCGCTCTCATAGCCCTCTCATGTTTAGGAACTCCAGCGAGTTTCTGCTCTCTTAATTCTGGGGTCATATGGGGCGCATCATCCCACGTAGCCCTGATTAATGCCTGTCCGGGCTTTAAGTCCTGAAGGAAGTTTCGCACAACCTCTGTAATCCCTTCTTCTGGGGTAAATGTTATGTATTCAATCCCATTAGTAGAAAACTGAGATCGAGCTATTTGCGACTGTACGTCTGGTGGAGGCTCTTCATCAGGCCAAGCAACATCATACCTATGTCCCATGAACTTTTTCGGCCCTTGCTCATAGGCTCTAAAGTAGACCTCAGAATTTGAACCCGATATGTGACTAACAAGAACAGAGTCGAAGGCATTATTGACTCCTGGCTTTCTATTAGTTTTAACGATGCATCTCTTTGGGACTGACCCAGCGCCGAGCATTTTCTCATCAGATGGGTCTCCAAACATCTCCCGTTGGCATATATCCCTAGCGGTTTCGTTGGTATTAGACCCCACAAGGACTTTAACTGATTTATCAAACCTATGACCTTTCCACCAATCGGGGTAAAGACCTGTAAGGTGCATGGCCGTTTCCATTGCGCCAGAATATGTCTTTCCTATTTGATTGGCGCACATCAAAGCCCTTTGAATGGACAGATGGGCCTCATTCTTATCTGAAGGAATACAAACAAAGTCACCAAACCCTTTAGCGTGGTGAAATCTTATCTGGTAATCATAGGGAGCGTAAAATTCTAGCTTATTATACTTCCTGTACTCCTGTAGCTCCTCTACAGCCTCAAGAATGGAGTTATCCACGTTGGTTACAGTTCTGCATTAGTTTTCGCTCTATAAACCATTCTTCGGAATATTCACATCCCTCATATTCGTGGAAATAGGGGCCGCCAACGGTGAAATGAACTAACTTGGCATCAGGGTTAGGATCAAGCTCAGAAACTAGATGGTTCCAGTCTTTCGGAAGCTCGCCAATTGAATCAGTCCAGTTAAACCTGTGAAGGTCAAGCCCAGAAGCAGTATCGACGTAATCAGGAGTAAGTCGCTTACAATGATGGTGAGAGCAGTTAAAAAGAATAACGCTTGACCAATTCTTTCGAGGATAAGCATACTGCTTTGTCCCAAGGTACTTAGTTTCATCCTTTGGTGTGTAGTCATGTTTAACGACCTGAACCGCTCTGGTGAAATCCTTTAAGTCCCATAATTTCTTAATATCATCTAAAACCATCATGTCAGCATCAATAAAGATTGCATACCCCTTATAACCGTTTAAATAAGGGACAAGAAATCGCGTAAACGCGAACTCATTTGATTGTTTTGGGTCAATCGACCTATTGTGTACCGATTTGAGCAAAGACCTTTTTATAGGTATAAAACTCACCGGCACGGTAGCTCTGGAGAGAATCGAATGTGTTAGCGTATGCCATGCGACAGATTCAGCTTGGTCGAATCCGATATATATCGGTATTGCTTCTTGGCTCATTTTCTTCTCCCTTTACCATTATCACTATTAAAGTCTCTCTATGTCATCTTCACCAAAATAAGTTCCCGTTTGAACCTCAACAACTACCATCGGTTCCTTATTGTCATTTATTAGCTGATGAATCTCTTGTTTTTTAATAAACTTATATGAATTGTCTTCAGTAAAAATCCAATGTTCGTTTCTGAACTTATGCCTTTGCAGACTTATAGCCCTTCCCGGCAAAACAGTGAGAATTTTTACCTTAAAATCTTCATCATACAATGTTCTATAAAACCCCCAGTCTCTCTGGACTATCTCAGAACTAGACGAGGTTTTCCCTCCGCCAATATTGAATAGCAGGGAAACGCCAGTATCATTACATAAATTAATCTCAGGAGTATTCTCTTCGTGCCTATCTCCGCCGTTAGCAAAGAAATCTGGCCTCAAAGACCTAATTGCTTCCGATACAGTATTGTCAGCATCATCCACAGGATAGACATAACTTACCCCCTTCATAGAAAGAAGAATCTCTTTCCTATGGTCAAACGGCATATAGTAGAATCCCTTTTTCCTCTTTAGCCAGCTATCTGAGTTCAAAGCAACAACAACAGAACCGTGTTTAGCCGACTCGTTTATATACCTGATATGCCCCGGATGGATTGGATCAAAACCACCAGAAACAAGAACCGTCTTCATTAGAGTGCCTTAATCATCATCACCAGAGAAACCCCGTTATCGGAGACAGGTAGCACAAGATGAGTCATGCCATCAATGACCCGGTTACAGCCAAATCCCGGTCTTTCAGGTGTGTAGTAGTCGTCGAAGACTAAAACACCGCCCGGATTTAAAAGATGGGCTACAAAGTTAAAATCAGACTGTATGGTTTCAATTGAATGCCCTCCATCAATAAAGGCAAAATCCACCTTCTTGTCAAAGGTCATCAATGTGTCAGAAGTCAACCCTTTGTACAGAGTGTGAGGAATGTCCTTCAAGACCTTATGAGCGTTCTCTTCGGTACACCGGCCTTTGCCATTCATCTCTTTCTCATCAAGATTAAGATCACCTCCTTCAAATACATCGAAGCCGTAATAGTGGTCGAACTTGAACGCTTTGTACCATTCAACCGGCCTTACCGCTTTGTGAGTTCCGATCTCTAAAACCGTTTTAGGTTTCTGCTCTTGAATAATATCAATTATCTGATTGTAGCGCAGCATCTAGCATTTCCTCTATTAACATCTCAAATGTATATTCTCGCTCCCATCCTATCCCTTCAGCTCTTGACGGGTCTCCGATTAAAGCATTCACTTCGGTAGGTCGGTAGAATTTAGGGTCAACGTCAACAAAGTGCGTGTACTCAAGATCAACGTAAGAAAAAGCAATATCAAGCAAGTCTCGTATTGATCTTCCTTCTCCGGTAGCAAGAACGTAATCACCCGGCTCTGGCTGCTGCAACATTAACCACATGCCCTTAACATAATCTTTTGCATGTCCCCAATCTCTTATAGCCTCAAGGTTCCCTAAAGCAAGCCTTTCCTGCTTTCCTTTAACGATGTTTGCTACACCTTGGACGATCTTTTGTGTAACAAATTCAGCTCCGCGTCGAGGAGATTCATGGTTAAACAAAATCCCCGTGCTCGCGTGTAAGTTATAAGCCTCACGGTAGTTTATCGTTGACCAGTGAGCTGCTAACTTCGCTATTCCATAAGGACTACGAGGATGAAAGTAAGTCCTTTCATGCTGAGGTGGCGGGGACGAGCCAAATAACTCAGAAGTTGATGCTTGATAGAACTTACAGTTTAAATACCTCGTAGCCTCTAACATATTTAAAGCGCCGCCAGCGTTTATATCGAATGTCGCTTTAGGTGAGTTAAAAGATTCATGGACAAAACTCATTGCGGCCAGATTGTAAATTTCGTCAGGCGCAACATCTAAAACTAATCGAATTGTATTGGGGTCTGTAATATCTCCAGAAACTACTTTTACACCCTCTGGAAGCTCTTTAGGGGCCACAGTCCTTCTTACTAATCCATAGACATCGTAACCCTTATCTAAAAGCAGTTCACTTAAATAGAAAGAGTCCTGACCGCCAAGGCCGGTTATAAATGCTTTCACTTAAGAAGTTCCGATACATCTACATTTCCATTCCATCTTTTTACAACCCATCGGCCATTCTCTACTCTAATGTCACTAACACACTTTGAATAGTAGCCAAGATTGCGCCTCAACTGACGGTATATCGCCTCACCAACATTCCTTGCTTTTATTGTATCTAATGACATAGTTTATTCTTCCTGTTTCCTTTATGGTGAACCATATATTTACCGAGTTTCGTTTTACTCAAAACATCAAGGGATTCGCCTTTCTTCCAGTTTGGAGTTAAGTTATTGCCCATTCTCCCCTTAGCCCAGTCGAAACAATAACAATCATGCCATCCCTTCTTTAAACCGAAAACAAGCCCTTTCTGTAAAGTTGCCTTATACCTTTTCTCGAAGATTTCAAACTCTTCATGTTCTGTATCAAAGCCAACAACCCCGCATTCAGTATAAAGCCCCTCTCTGCCCATAAAGACTAAAGACCTGTCCTTAAACAAATTAATTAAAAGGTCTTCAGGAATTTGTTTTTTAAACTCCAAATCAGCATCTAGCCAGTAAATCTTCCCGCCTTCCTTGAAAGCATCGAACTGACAGAACATCTTTCTACAAAACTTATTTAGGTCGAAATTATAATTGTAAAATGGCCCACCCATACCGTGAGCCTTTGGAATGTCTTTAATGTTTTCTAGGAATGAATTAACCCCCACTATCCCAAAGAAATCTCTTTTCTCCAGTTTTTCATGCTCAAAGTCTATCGGTTCTTCCAAGTAAAGAATGATTTTACCCGGCCAGTTGTCGATAAACTTTAAAAAGTGATGACCGTACTTCTTGTATCCTTCAGCAGAGAAAGAGGTCACTCCAATCATTTTAAATGACCGTTCATCAGATTTCTGGTTGTTATTTTGGTAGGGTTTAGTCTGTTCTTATCACAGTACCTTTCGAGTATCTGTATCTCTTCTGCAACCTGCTTTAAAGCTTTAGAGACAGCCATTTTATTTTCAATCAGTTCGGCAAGTCTTTCCAGAATAACACTAAGGTCTTTCATGTAAAATCCTCCATAGAGACAGGGCGATCAATTGTAGATACAAGTGTCGCTACATCTATAATCCTTGTATGTTTAATGGTGGCTACTTTAGCTTTTGGCTCATAGCCTCCTTTAAGGCTTGCTATTGCTGGCGCAGCGGCCACAAGACCAAAGCTAAGGCCCGCCTTTTTAAGAAAGTCTCTTCTTTTCATGTAATCTCCATTTTGTAAGTCTCTCTCAGAATAGAGAGTAATTCGTTTTCTTTTACCCAATCGTGCTTTGGTAAATCGCCCTTCCCACTACGTTTAATGCCATTATTTCTTGTAAATTCGATGGAGGGGTCTAAGAGAGTATCGAAGCCGAATAGCTTTATCTTTTCAGGCTTCCATCTATGGATAGATATTAAGATAGCCGCCATTCCCGTTGAAACGCAGGGATGAGAGGCTGTTTGTCTAAAGCGGGCATTCCACGTATTTATAAATCCGAGAGGGATCATTAATGGCTTTTGTAGCTTAACCATCACTTGAGCAGAAGTACGAATATCAAAAGCACCGTTTTTAGGATAACCCCAGTATTCAGGGGCATCCATTTTATAGAACGTGCCCATAATTTCAGTTGTAGCACAAAGAGCGTCCACTTTAGAACCGTAGTCGTTTGTCCACATCACAGTATGAGAGCCTTTTAATCGAACAACTTTATCGAAAGAGTCTATCTGTTTTCCTCTCTCTGCACCCTTCAAAGACGGGCCGTGTCCGACTATAGCTACGTTCATAGCTTCATTTGAAACATCTTACGAAGGTCGTCAATTACCTTTATACAAGGCAGGACTTCACTTTCGGTCTCCGGGTATCCGGTTACGAGAACGCCAAGGACTGAATGTAGCTCGGTGAGCATATCGTAGTAATCAACAGGGTCTACGTCCTGTTTGCCTATTCGACCCATAAACTCGATGAAGGGGTCGAACTTTTCTTCAAGTCCATTAAAGTTGATTGTCAGGGCTGAAAGGTAGCCTTGAATGTCTTTGGTATGATCAAGAAAGTTGTTCAGGTCTTCGGGCATCATGGCTTATCGCTCTCTGATAGTCTTTAGGGGTGTTGTAAATACGGACTGAATTATAGACGGGTGACTGAAGATTGCCAAGAAAATAATACCATAAAGAGTTGTGGACTTCCCCAGTACCCCTCTTAGGTCTTATTGCGTGACATTCCTTACCTAGCCCTCCGGCTTCGTGAACGGTGGTCTGAGTGACTGTGACGACCTTATCCAAGCAGGAAATAAGGGCAAGATGGTTCTCCATATCCCCTAAGGGGTCAATTCCGAGGTCAACGATACCTTCGGGGAGGTCTTCGATCCATTCTCCTTTGGGGTGGGAAAGATACTGGAGATTGATATAAGTCGCGTCTTCGCACATAAGGTCTGCTGGAGATAGGTCTCCATGACGGGCTTTCCATCCGATGCCAATCTTTCTATTAGGTATTCCATCTAGCACCACCTTCCACTTATTGACTAAAGAGGGGTCGGGTTTTAAATAAGGTTTACCGGGGAAATGTTTTTTATCCCTACGGTAGAACATAAAGAGGTCTGCAAGAGCTACAACGTAAGTCCCTTCCTCATATTCTAGTTCGCCTAATCTTTGTCTTGGGGTGCATTTTATTCTAAAAGAGCGCTCAAACATAGGGATTAGCTTGGGATAGGTCTGAAATTCAAGCTTTTCATGCCCTAGACGGACAATTAACTCAGGAATGGCAGAAGCAAACAAGAGCTCATCACCAACACCTTGTTCACCAAGAATAACAAGCTTTTCACAGTCTTGACCATCCCAGCGAGGGAGATCAAAGGTATATCCATTAAAACTACGATAAGTCATGGCCCAGTCTGAGCGGTATTCCCACCCATCCCAGTTATCAAACCTTCCTAATCTTAAGCGGGCAGCACAGAGATTCCATCTGAAATCTGGAGGGTAGAGATTATAATCTATCTCCTTAGCATTCTTAATGACAGACTTAAGGTCTTTCTTCAGTCTGGAACGCTTTAACTGAGAAATATCCGTTTGATTGATTACTTCACATACTTCCGCATATTCTTGCTGCCAAGTCATAATTGCCTCGTCGGTCAATCAATTAATAGTCCTCTTAAAGTCAGGAGCCAGCATAAGAGCCTTCTCCTTACCAACAGCAGTCACTAAACGATCAAATACCTCTTCCTGACTAACAGGAGAATCCTGAGAAACCTGTATGTCAGCAGATGTAAGATCAGGTAAGTTCTTCCTCAATAAAATCTCTATACCCTTAACCTGACTAGAAGATAACTCTATCTTCCTGGGTGTACCATCATCATTCTTTGTACCATTAGGTTCATCCTCACCCAATACATAACCCTGTAACCGCTGTAACAACTTAGTCGTCTTGATCTTCTCACGAGTCTTAGGATCAACCCATGTTCTCTTCCTAGCAGCCATATTAGTAACTCCTTATGTAGCGTTTATGCCCGTAAAATCTGTTGATGTAAGGATGATACCCTACCCCCAGCAGCTCAGGGGGTTTGCAGATTAAACTCATTTATCCATAGATTAATTCGGGTTGTAGTTAGTACTCACTTACGTCTGAGGCCAGTATGTATAAGGTCTGAGAGAAGAGAGAGTGGACAGACAACCATCATATANTCATATCCTTGTCATCTATTCCTTCCCCTTATGTGTCATCATGCTACCCCTGTGTGCTATGTATCCAGTCTAGGTCAAGAGCTACTCCGTGGTTGTTACTGTCTAGGCTGCCTCTGTTGTCTAGGCTATCAGCCAGCTAGTGTTTAGTCCAATCAATAGTTCTTATCATTCCGTGTCTATTGATAAGCATTACCTATCATTACCTTGTTGATAATCATTATCATTTAGGAGCTGTGTGCCTTGTCTTAGCTTCCTTGTAAGGCGTTGTCTTATTGTCCTTACTGTTACCCTTCTTATTACCCCATATAAGCTCCCATTGGTCTCTATAAGCCCTTGTGTTGGCCTTACTTATTAGCTTGTCACCTGTGATGTTATTGGTACTCATTAGTCAGATTGATATGGTTATATATTCTTTCACGTTGTTAATATTGATAACTGGTGTATATTTAATACAACACCAACGAATAGAGGATAGCACAATGAACAATAAACCAGATTTAATTTATTCAGCCGACGATGATTCAGCCACCGGCAAAGGCTGGTATTGGCAGATGGCTGATTTTGATGGAAGGACAAGCGTAGAGTCATATGCAACCAAGGGAGATGCTGAGGCCGCTTTCTTTAAAGAAGGCAACCTTCTCTTTGCTGCTAGCTAATAGCGCCATAAGTCTGTTACCGGGCTTATGTCAGTATTAACTAACAAGGGGAAAGACGATGAAAGAACTTACAACTATTAAGAAAGCGCTATTTGTGCAGCTAGTACGCCAGTTTGGGAAGAAAGACGCGGAGCATTTTATATTATCGCCGGAAAGATATGACCACCATTTTGACCATGACACACTAAAAGCATATCTCCCAATAGTAGAAGAAGTAAGTAAATGATCTTACTACTATTAACAATCATATTATCGGGTCTGGTGCTGTCTGTACCGGCTATACGTTTAAAGAGGGCTTTTGCATGAGCCAAACCACTAAAGAACACCTGTACATCGGTTCAGCCTTTCTATTGCTTATACTGGCTGATTCTATTGTTGAAACTGTTTATTACTTATTTAATTAAAAGGGATTATACCATGAACAACACTGAATACTGGAAAGAAATCAAAGGGCTAGCCGATGGCATTGCTTCCGAGTGTATGGAAGAATGCGAGAACGACCGCGAGGCCGCTGAAGATATGATTAACGACTCACGCCTACATGAGACTATTGACGGGCATCAATGGGTTATTTACTGCGCTTACAATCTGCCTGTGCTAGAACACTCACCTAATGCTGAGTATGCCGATGATAATGGCTTGATAGGAGAGAATCCTTTAGAGAACGGCCTTAACTCATTCCACACCATGTTGGCATTCTGGGCTATGTATGCAGATGTACAGGATTACATTTCCGATGCGCTTGACGAGTTAGAAGAATCAATTGCCGCTTAATACTATATAAAGGGGAATAGAGATGTACCAAGAGAAAGTTATCAATGGGGTTTTAATGTGGCGTATAGGGTCTGGGTCTTGGAGTCCTGTGCCGTGGTTTCTGGTGGTGCAAAGTGAATAATCCATTATTAAAGCCTATGTCAGAAGCTAAAATACTGGAATTGCGTGATAAAATCATCGCAGAACCAGAATTCCAAGCTATAAAGTCACCGTGGAATCAAATGGAATATATGTGGCTTAGGCTATGGGGAAACTCAAAGGAAGCATCATGCCCAAAGAAGAAATAAGAGAACAAATCCATCAAATGCCCGGTGATACCTGGGATGATCAAGTGTGCGCCTTTGCTGAACTGGCTGGGGTCTCCAGAGGGGCCGTGTATAGGTGGTTGTCGTCTAAGCCGCCTAAATACCTTATTGATGCTATGCAATGGCGTTTATCTTACCTGCAGGAGCCAGAATGATTATTCAATTTAAACATAAGTCTATATACGGGGCAGTGGTCTATATAAATAATGGTGTGCCTGAAAACGTCCCCAAAGATATAGACTTATCAAAAGAGCGCCAATATCTCGTCACTGTCTCTGATATTAACAAGCCTTTAATTATTAAATCTCTGACAGAAGGATCGAAATGATTATATCTTCTTCATCCTTTAACCGTCTGAGTCGTTTCTGAGCTATGTCTTGACTGATCTTGTGGGTTTGTTGGAGTTTTAGTACCTCTTTGCCTACATGATCGGCAGCACGGGCTATATCTTGTACTGAAGTGACCCTTTCGGCGGCCACAGACGCTATATGAGCGGCTTTCTTGCTCTCTAGGTCTCTTTGTATGGCTTCCTTTAAAAGACGCTCTAATTCGTCGTCCTTGGCGGTCTTCTCGTACTTGCGTACAAAGTCTCCCTTGGGTAGCTCTTCAGGTGCCCATGTATAATAACGTCCACTAGACCCACCGCCTCTATATCCTGTATCTACTACCGCTGCTGTTACTGCTATATCAAAGGCATTCGAGTTGTCTGATCCTCCCGCATTGGTTCCCGTTACTGTATATGGGCCGAATGAATTAGTATCATCCGTATCTATAACCAGCTCGGCAGTTGAGGTGTTAAAAGACCAGCCTGCTTCGACTGAGGGGCTTATGGAGTAACTTGTCGCGCCGGTAAAATAGGTGCTTAGGTCATAACTGTGGGTTCCTGTGCTCTCTGTTACTGATATGTCTGGGATGGTTCCAGAGAATACCGGAGGTGATACACCTGTAGCCGCCGTTACATGGCTATGAAGATGGTCAAACCCTAAAAATACTTGAGGGTTAGAGCGGGTGTTCCACTGGATTATCACAGATCATGCTCTGGTTTTTATGGTCACAAAGGTATCAGCAGCCCCGGCTGAAGTGAATCTATATGTAATCACATCACCATTCGTGTCGTCAGCCGTTAAATCAATTTGATAAATACCGTTTGAGACTTCTGCAATAGTACCGTTAACCGCTGCAAAGGCGGCACCGTCTATGCTCATAGTGCCAGCTACCGTTAACCCGGTTTCAGGCGTTACATGGTCAGTTGCATCAACCATCAAGAACTCAAGATTGCTAAATGTGGCGTTTTTGGTAATCCCGATAGAAGCCGTATCAGCCAGGATTTCATCCTGAATCAAGTCTAAACGTCCACCATTAGTCCAGTCTGCCTGTAGTTCGTTGGTGTCTACTAATATTGCATCTATCTCAGTCTGAAGGTCATCATAGACTAGCGTTACAGCACCACCTGAGTTATCAGTGACTTTCCACGCACCTTGGATATTAATCGTTCCGCCTGCACAACTTGCGGCAATTGTAAGCGTACCCATGCCGCTAATGGACATGGTATCAGTACCAGTATTGTTGAAGTTTCTAATCTCAACACCATTGCGGAAGTCGCTCATACTCAATTCATGGCTTACAGCAGCAGTTGTGCCAAAGTCAAATATACAAGGAGTGTCAACAAGCAAAGACCTGCAATTAACTACTCTCAACGTAGAGGTAACAGCCCCCATTGTGACCGTGCCAGTGTAAGAACAATTTGTAAAGTGGCTATCATTAACCGTTGTATTGCCAACAATCGCATCGAGAAGGTCTATATGCCCCGAAGCGGATAAGACTATCCCCGTAGTAGGCGAGGAATGGTAGAAATGAGTACCTGAGCAATCGTAGCCAGCGAAGTCCAAAACATAGCCAACACCGTACATATTAGAATCTTGGAAGTTAGCGGCTAAGGTGATAGAGCTATCCGAGGTCACATAGAAATTGTGCATGTGCAGATTGCCTGCAATCGTTACAGCGTCCGCAAGAGAGTCCACAGGGTTATCAGCCGTACCGTTCACATAAGTCTCGGTTCCAGCCGTACCACCTACAGTATCTATCCATATCATGCCATTGGCATAACCAACTGTCTGAGATACTACAGCGTAGCTTGTAAAGATTTGATCCATATGCATAGTAGCCGTTGTTAAACCACTTGCAGCATAGAACCTAACACGAACCTTGCCTAAATTGGCACCTGTACCCGTATGCCTAGTTAGAAGTGAGCGGGTTCTCTGTACATTTGTCGATGAGCCTTGTCCGTCAAAAGTACCAATAGCGTCCCACTGAGTGTTGCCCCAATCATATGCCTGCATTTCTAAATCATCACCAGCGCCATTAATCCTGCCAAAGGTCTCAACTTCTGTAGCAACACCAGCACCACCAACGTCGAACTGGTAGTATAAATCCATAACGCCACCACTATCTGTGTGTTGATGAGCTACACCATCTCTAGTCTCTGTGTTGGATATAGTACCGCTTGACTGTGTTCCTGTGGTTAGGACATAGCTCTCAGACTGTACCGATATTGCGGCAGAACCTACAGCCAATTGCCCCATCTGAGCTTGTGTAGCAGGGAAAGTATCATCAGTAATTCCTGTGCCATCGTATTGAAGCTCAAGATTATCTGCTGCTGTAGTATCGCCTGAGATAGCTGTTACATCGGCAGTCACTTGGTTAGTGACATCTGTTACGGTTGCTATGGTTCCTATATTGGTGAGACCTGCCCCTGCTGTACCTATCTCAGCAGTATCTAATAATATAGCATTAATATCCGCCCCGTTATCATTGGCTGTTTGAGCTGTACCACTAACATGAGTCGTGTCTACCTCTGGAACGCCTGCTGTAGTTGGTGTGGCGTATGCCGTGCCTAAATGCTGTGCCGCGTTTACATCGAGCAAGTCCCCATCAGTAAATAAGCTGTCGTAAACATTGGCTGAGACTATCTGAAACTCGTGGAATACAGGAAGGTGTACGTCTGTGTCGTGGATGGAAAGTGTTGCCCGGCCCGTATAGTTGACGTTTGCCGCTGCCAGCTCAAGATCGTAGTAACCACCAGCATCACTGGTTACATGCACCATATCATTTGCACCGCCTGAAGCAGTTGGAGCGGTATCCAGGACTAAAGTAGGAACTCCTGCATCGTCAACAATAAACGTCAGCCAGTCGTTTGTAACCGTCAAAGCAATCTCAGGAGTTATCCCGTCTGTGACATCATAGAAGGGGCCAACAGTTATTCTTGTGGCTGTATTCTCTTTTAAATATCTCAACCGTTGATCCTCATTCGTCTATCTCTCATAATTATTGGTATACTTAAACCACCACCTGCCGCTATATATTCATCAAACCCAGAGTCCCACGAACTCCGAGTATCCCCATCAATGTCATCGCTAAAACTGTAGGGAGATGTTGCGCTTAAGTCTTGTGCCGCCCCGATTGCATCCGTGTCACCAACTACTAAATGGAAGTCATCATTAGCTTTATCTACAAAGGTTAATGAGGAACTAAATACGTTATTATCCCCGCCAACCGCAGATAGGCCGCTTGATCCACTGGCAACATCAGTTACATTGTTTTGGTTAGTCGCCCCACCATTTAAATCATACCCGCCTGATGTATCAAAATCCTCAAAGATATTATTATAGCACTCATCACCTGTTTGAGAGTTAAAGCAATCTTCACAGTTATGGAAGGTGTTATTCGCTACGTGGTACGTGCCGTCTGTGGAATCATGGCCTATAGCAGTTAGTCCTGTCTGTGCCCCGCTGATAAAATCGTAGAATAAACTGTTTTTTACAATCTTTGTCCCAGAATAGAATCCTGAGAGTATTGCAGTGATTCTGTTACCTGTACCTGTGTCTGCTTTAGTAAATAGACAGCGGTTTACAGTGAAATCAACATTATTTGTTGAGTAATCATAGATTAAAATATTACCTGTTACATATTTCCCAGAGTGCGTCATGCCTATTTGAAGATTTGTAAACCTGAACTCACCCGCATTCTGTAATGAAACAACTTTAGTGGCTGCTGAGGCTGATGGATATAGTTCATATACGCCTGTATTCCAAACGCCATTATGAGACTGGTCTCCACCGGGATCACCAGAGTTAGTATTAGCTCTTACTTCAATGTAATAAGTCGATAGCGTCCAGCCAGTGAAAACCACTACTGTAGTATCAGCTCCACCAGAAGTGCCTTGCGAGCAATCTACAAAGACATTCTCCCCCGGCGTTCCATCCCTCTCAGACTCAAAAGTAGCTAGAGATTCGTAGGCTCTCGTAGCCCCGCTCTCTGAGGCTGTCGTACCATCACCCCCTGCCGTGCAAGTTGTATTAACGTAATACTGGGCCATTAGCTGAGATCATTATCCGCTAGTTGAATATCAATATTATCACCAGAATCATCCGTCAGACTAGAAAAGGATTTCCTTCTTACATAAGGCTTTACTTGATTCCAAGTAAATGTGATTTCTCGATTATTTAGCAGCTCATTTCTCGCCGCTGTAGGTATAATACTTGGAGGGACGTGCCACTTCCTCTTCCGTACCATCACCTTGCCGGGGCCGAGAAGCAGTAGCTCGTCATAGTGAGCTAATTCAAGAATCTCTTTTGCTTTCAAAGCTAGGCTGTTGGGCACATTCCTAACAAAGATAAACCCAGCCCTAATGTTTGGGTTGATGCCTCCGCGTACATGGTAATCACCACCACCATCTATATCAGCGTGATCCTGCGCCCTGTGGACATTTACAATATCACCGGGTTTCCAGCGATTTGCTTGCTCTAACCCAGTCCGAACATCATCAGAAGGATTTATCATTACCCTTAACATTAAATCAGCCATAGAACCTTCTCACGACCGGCAAGTTATAAATCTCACTCAGGTCAGGTACTTCAATCGCCTTTCTTGGCCTTGAGTTTAAAGGCGTCCAGTCTGTTTTTAGCTCTTTGCCCAAATAATCACTTAGAATTGAGAGGTAAACATCTCTACCTTCACCGTCAACGGGGATAATGTGCAGACTGTGATTCTCATATAAGTGGTTAAATATTCGCCATGATTCAAAACAGTCTACATTAGTCTCTCTGGTTTTCCATGTTATATATTGTTTTTCTGGATCGCGGATAGGGCAGACAATTGGAGCATCTAGTTTTATCGCCTTCTTTCCGAAATGGGCAACTTCTACATCTAGCCCGGCATCAACCAATAGCCCTCGCAAAAATGTAGTTCCAGTATGAGGAACGGAATAAACCCGTATCATCAATAAACCCTAAGCAAGCCCGGAGCAGCCGGGACTACGCGAACCCCTGCGCCGCTCTGCATGGTAAAATTTACTTCATTTGAATATGCAGACTCGTTCTGAAATCCGCCCTCCAGCCAGTAAGCGGTTATAGCGCAGTAGTTCTGACTGTTATCTGTAAGGAGTAAGCTGAAAGCTGCAAAGGGAGATTGCAGGGTATCTCCTAGATCAATCCTAGTATTATCAGCCCCATAAGAACTGGTCGCTGCGCCACAATACATAAAATAACCGTCAACATTATCAGGGCTTGCAGACCACTGTAATCCTGTGATGGTTGTGGGTGTAGGGGCCGCTGGTGATTCTTGAGCGCAACCGATTAGAATAACTGCAAGCAATACGAGTAGTTTCTTCATTGTCCGATTATAGCGCCCTATGGATGACTATTCCACTAGCTCGATTATCGTCTTCTCTTCCTCGCCCTTTTTGCATACGTGGCTTTGGAAGGTGACTTTCCTGACTTCTTTGGCCGAATCATCTGGTAATAATCCGAACCGTACAAGTCCATCAATAACGGCTTTGGCTGATATTCCGTCAGGGTCGTGGTTCCGTTTTCGATAACTTGTAACGATGATATTGACCCGTGTATCCAATCCCGCAGTTTTTTCCTCTGCCAAGGGTTCATCGCCAATATTCGATTCCATGTTGGGAGCGGGTAAGGAAGCGTTATTCTTATCACTCAAGTCTAGCCCTCGTTTTCTCTAGCAGTTCCTGTTCCGTACCGTATATTTTTTCAAATTGAGCCTTGTATGGGTGTCTCGACACACAATCAGTTCCATATCTGCCTGATTGGTGGTGCTGATAGCATAAAGGAATTGTCTTAAAATGAGCGCCTTCCTTCGTTTTTCCGTCCATATGATGAGGAACCGCTGGAGAATAAAGGCCCATTTCTTCGAGACAGACAATACAGCCCATCTCACAAATTGCGCTCATCCACGCTTTTTCCTCTTTGTTTGGGGCTTTACCTTTCATACTTATATTACCATGCTCAAAAATACGGCTGTCTTTTTATTGCCCATATTGCATCAGCTTTTTTGTCATGCCTATATTACCACTCTGGCTTGAGCTTCTCGCGGTATTGGCGCTCCAATGATTTGCTCGGGGCTTTCTTGGAGGCTTCATCCAGCCTTTTAATCAATGCCTTAGTATCCATATCCTTGCGCTTTTCTTTAAAGCTACCAATTTGTATTACTGTGCCCTTCATATCTCTCTCCTACTGGGTGGCGCTATTGGTCTTTCTGTTCGTCACTAATAACACTCTCAACAGCCTTAACTGTCTGGTCATAAACTGAAACGATTGGCTCCTCACCAAAGTTAGCCAATCCAATCATAAGCCAGAAACCCATCCAAGCTAGCCCTTGGCCTATATGCATACCTGCTTCTTTGTCCATCATTCATCTCCTGTCCTGAGTTATATTCCCTTGGGTTAGCCAAAGCTCTTTTGTGCTTCCGCCGCATTATCAAAGAAATGGCAGCCCCAATACGTCAGCCTATCTAAATCAATTAATGATTTACTTCTTTCATCGGCAATAGAATCACGGAATGCTATTACCGCATCCTTAAATGATTCACCTTCATAGTTGCCATGAAACTGCGCTCCAGAATTGTCACCTGTAGCCGCGTATCCTTCCGTCCATACCTGATATGTACTCATCGTCATTCCTCCTTTAAGCTGTTGTAAATTATACCATTTTAACGCATACTAGGCCAGTCGATGTAATCAATCTCCATGTTCTCAACCATCCACGCCATGAGCGTTTTATGAATATAAGAGGGCTGCAAAGTGTCTAATTCTGTGCTTGATTCCTTGCCGGTTATAGCCTTCTGCATGGTTAGCCAGATAAGGTCATGCACAGCCGTAGGTGTCCACTCCAAATCTGAGCCTGTTTTCATCTTATCGAGAACAAACTTAACCGTATGGCCTTTAGCGTTTAGCTCATCTGCCAATAGCCGGTCAAAGACTCGGATGCTGGCGTTTTGTTTGGGCGTTCTATCCATTGTCTTTAGCTAGTGGGTTCATGGGTTAGCAATCATGGCAGCCGCAATGAGCCTCAAAATCAGCTTTATCCATAGCATCTTTTACATTCTTGGCCGCCTGCTCAATCGCTTTATCTACCGACATGCCGCCCTGAATTAGCTTGCCCATCTCAAGATTAACGAGCATTTCTAATAATTTTTTATCCATCATCCTCTCCTGTATTCAGCAAACCGCTTTAATTTACGCTTTAATCGCCGCTTTCATTATCTGCATGGTTCTTGATCGGTAGGCAGCTACGCCCACCTTCCGCATCTTCTCGGTTTCGTCAATTACCGTCATAAAGAAGTCCAGCGTATCGCCTCGCCAGTAGATTTTGTCCTCTCTCGCTGCCTTGATTACGTCCTGTAGCTTTGTATCTGCCCGCAGGTAGTCCCTCAGTAAGTGTTTAACGCGGTTTCCGTAGGGCCATACCCATGCTTGCCCCGTTTTGGTCGGAACCTGTTGTACGCGCTCTGAGTGCCTCTGAGGTTCGATTAGGTTTCTGAACCATGTTTCATCAAAAGACTCATTTCTCAGGATGTAGGAAAGTTCACCACGTAAGGTTTGTAAGCTAGGTTGAACCGATACATTTTCGGTTTGAGTATTCAAGGGCTGATTCCTCCATTTCTTTTTCTATTTGCTGGTTATGCTCGAATAAAAGCCTGCTTGTTTCTTCGTAGCCCATTGGCTTTTTGAACAGACACATTTTTTTAAACTCTGGCAAGGATGGCGGCCAATCGCTAACACACAGATCAAGGCCCGTTTCAACTTGTTCGGCAGACAGTCCTCCTAATACGTTGCTCCATTCAGAGATAGCGTATTCTTCAATTCCCTCAATCGACGAAATCCACCGGCTACCGTACCTAACTTGGAATTTCTTAAATATCGCACTAACCCAGTGTTTCGGCATAACCATTTTCTCCGATGTCCTGCTTTGCGATCTCGTCGAGCTTGTCACTAAACTGTTTTGCTCTACTTCGTTTCTCATTGCCGCCACCTTTTTTGTTCGATTCCCATGTTCTAACACAAGCCTTCCAATCCTTAATTTTAGTCTTACCCCTAAACCAACCGCTAGCTTCGTAGAAATCAATGAAGTCTTGCGGGACTACGGCGTTTTTTCGTTGTAGACAATACTGGGTTACATCATCAAGGGAGGGGGGAGTGAAGCGACCCTTTGTTTTAATCTCTTCTGTTCTCTTCTGTTCTATTCTATTAAGAGGGACTTTGTCGGGAGACTGTCGGGACTTTGTCGGGATAGTCTTAGTGTTTCTAATGATTTTTTGCGTATATTCGTCTGTTCTTTCGGCCATTTTCAAACAAGTTATAATCCCGTCTATATTCTCAAATAGACCCCATTTCACAAAATCACCCATTATTTCTTGGACTCTTTCTTGGTGAATTCCCGTGTCTGAAGAGATGATTTCGGCGTCATGTTCTAATTCAAAAGTGAGGTTATGCTTTTCAACACATTGGGCTATTAACTCCAGACAAAACCAATAGAGGCCATATCCTTCCATGCCATATTTTAGTTTGACGCGCTTTAGCTTGGCGTCAGCATTTGCGTTAGAGTCGTGCTTAAACCACTTCATTTTCGGCCCTTGCAAGACGGATGGCGCGAATCATTGCCCGCTCTTCTTTTTGGTTTTCTGCGCGACACTCCTGACAGGAGCCATCAGATGTTGCCCGCTTTGATTTATGGCCGTACTTGCAAAGCTTGCCAGTTTTATAATACTGATCCCCAGCATAGATTGCTTCTACTCTTGACCTCTTCCATTTCTGCATCTTTGTCTCCTTTTAAGATACAGACAAGTATCTACTACAGGATGGTAACTTGCAAGCTATTAGATTAAAATACCACCATCAATAACCCGGCGCATTTCATTAACCTGTAAATCTAATAGTGGCTGATTAGTCTCACCCTCGTATGGAGCTAGGAATAGATCAAGAATCACCCCAAGGTACTCAAGATTAACCACGCCTAAGCTAGATTTCAGCTTCCTGTCCGTCATGATGGATAAACGATCCACTGAGAACTTCCAATACTTCAGAGTCCCTCTACGCGCTCTTGTGGGTATCTTTACAGCGGTTTCCTTGGTAGTACCTATCTGTATGTCGACCCTAGTTTTAGGCATCATAATTACGCTCCTTAATCAATTCACGCACTCGGTCTGCGTCCTTAGATGAGGGCAGCCAAATACCATTGTTCTCAGGTGTCAGGGGTGTATCCGCTTGCCATAGCCATACCTTGCCTTTGACTAGCTTCAACCATAAAGGGGCTATCCATAACTGTGCGCCATCTGGTTTAGGTGTGCGGGTGTCTGGGGCTATTCCTTTGGGCATTATTCATCCTCTTGTTATGTGTGGCTACAAATTTAAGATTACACCCATTATCAGCTATGTATATTCAATGTTTTCTAACTAGGTATTAATCGATTCTATGGGTGATAAGTCCGCTCAGAATCAAACTGCAAGTTCTCTCAGCGTCTTTATATTTACTAGCCCACTCCCTACCCTTCGCTCCCTTTCCGTCTCCTAGAGCAACCCGTGAGGCTACACCGTAGACATTAATAGCTTGATGGTAGAACTGGATAGTTTTCGCTAACCCATCTCTGTTTAGCAGAAAATCACGCCTT